AGAAATTGCGTGGACTTATCTTAAAGACGCGACAGAGGGTATCCGCAAGGGGCCACCGCGAGAGTCTGATCTACGGGTCACCCTACATAACAATGCCACTATCACCCTATACGGTGCCGACAACCCTGATTCTCTCCGTGGACTATATTTTGACGGCATCATCATCGATGAGTACGGCGATTGCCGTCCTTCACTGTGGGGGGAGATCATCCTACCCACCCTGATGGATCGCCAGGGCTGGGCGGTGTTCATCGGCACCATGAAGGGCAAGAACCACTTCTACAAAACCCTGGAACGCGCCAAGTCCGATCCTGGCTGGCACTACATGGAACTCAAGGCGAGTCAGTCTGGACTCCTCGATGAGGTCGCCCTGAGAGAGGCTCGGGCTGAAATGACGGAAGCCCAGTACGATGGGGCACTTCCCCCACAACCCCAATGAACTCGTCCATGTCTCAGCGGATCTCGGGTTCTCGGACTCCACGGCCTTCTGGTTCTGGCAACTGGATTCTGAGGGGCCGATTATGATCGACTATTACGAGGCCGATGGTCAGAAGCTCCAGCACTATTTCGATATGCTCCACGGGAAGGAGTACGAGTACGCCGACATCTGGCTACCCCATGATGCGAAAGCCAAGTCCTTCCAGACAGGGAGGAGTACCATCGAACAGTTCATCCAGCAGGGGTTGCCCTGTAAACCCGTACCGAAACTGGCTGTCCAGCACGGTATTGACGCTGCCCGCCTTATCCTGCCTACCGTCAGGTTCGACAAGAAGTGTGCCAACGGGATTGAGGCGCTGAGAGCCTATCGCCGCCAGTGGAACGAGAAAACCCAGCAATTCGCCAACGCGCCTTTGCATGACTGGGCCTCCAACGGCTCGGATGCCTTCCGCTACTTTGCCCTTGTGACGGATGAGACTCAGGCCAAGAAGGTCGCGGTGCAGAAGGCCAAGGTGTTTGAACCCGAACCCTTCACTCTCGATGACCTGTGGGCTGACCGCGAGGATAACTGGCGTGATGGCATCATTCGGATATAGAATGGCGAAAATATGTACTGAGAGAAGTCTCGGGGAACCCTCATGGCTGACGTTGTAGCGATTGACTCGGGAGACATTCCCAAGGACAAAACCCCCTCACAGTGGGCAAAATACTGGACGAGGGAAATGACCGCCTATGAGAAGCGGATACGCCGCTTCCAGAAGCAGGGAAACTCCATTGTTGACCGCTATCTGGACAAGCGTAACGGCGGTGGTGACGATTCCTGGTTCTCGGGTGCCTACGGGGTATCCACTCCCACCTCCCGACTGAACCTGTTCCACATGAACGTGTCCACGACCTGTGCGATGCTCTATGGCAACGTGCCCAAGGTGGACGTAGCCCGCGAACACAACGATCCCGATGACGATGTAGCCCGTGTAGCGGCCATGCTGTTCCAGCGACTCCTTCAGGCAGACATCGAATGCTCGGGCGAATCCTTCTCCACGGCCCTGAAAGCCGCACTTCTGGACAGATTGCTCCCAGGAATGGGCGTTGCCCGTGTCCGATACGAGTTCACGGCCTCCAAGGTCAAGTCCATCAACCCAGAAACGCTCGAAGTTGAGGATGTCGATCAGGTTGAGGTAGAGAAAGCGCCCATCGAGTACATCCACTGGCAGGATTTTGCCTACGGATGGTGCAGGACATGGGCCGAATGCCCGTGGATCGGGTTCAGAAGCTGGCTGACCAAGCAGGAAGCCACCAAACGCTTCGGTGCCAAGATCGCTGAAGAACTGACCTACGCAAATCAGGAGCCAACAGGCGACAAAGATGGCGATGTGATGAATGTAGACCAGTCATCTACCGTCCAGAAGGCCGCTGTGTGGGAGATCTGGTGCAAGAAGGAGAAGCGGGTATTCTGGTGGTCGACAGGTGTAGACCTGATCCTCGATGCCATTGACGATCCCTATGGCCTGGAAGGCTTCTGGCCCTGCCCGATGCCGATGATGGCGAATACCAGCACCTCATTGTTCATCGCTCAGGCCGATTTCATCACCGCACAAGACCTGTACAACGAAATCGACATCCTCCAGTCCCGAATCGCCAATATCACCCGTGCGATCAAGGTCGTGGGGGTCTACGACAAGTCGGCTACCGACTCTGTGGGTAGAATGTTGAAAGAAGGTGTAGAAAACGACATGATTCCTGTGGATAACTGGGCCATGTTCGCTGAAAAGGGCGGTTTGAAGGGGGTTGTGGACTGGTTCCCCGTTGAAACCGTAGTGAATACGCTTCAGGTGCTGTCCCAGATCCAGGAAAACAAGATTCAGCAGTTGAATGACCTCACTGGCCTGTCGGAAATCATGCGTGGACAGGCTGGAGGGCAATATACCGCCGCAGCCAGCAACCAGATGGCCGCGAAAATGGGTTCGATCCGAATTCAGGCGCTTCAGGAGGACTTTGCCCGTTTTGCGAGCGATCTGGAGTCCCTGAAAGTCCAGATTGTTAGTAAACACTTCGATGATACGTCAATAATCAGGCAGTCTGCGGCTCAATTCATCCCCGAGGCCGATAAGGACAAGATTCCAAAGGCATTGACCCTGATGAAGTCCGAGGACATCAAGTGGAGGGTGGATATTCGCCCAGAATCCATTGCGATGATTGATTACGCCCAGTTGAAGGCCGAAAGGACGGAATTCCTGATGGCGATGGCCCAATATATCCAGTCTGCACAGGCTGCGGCCAAGGAAATGCCTGGAAGTCTGCCTGTCCTGCTGGAATTGATGAAGTGGGGCATGAGTGGGTTCAAGGGATCCACCTACCTTGAGGGCATCATGGATCGGGCCATTGAAATGGCCTCCCAGCCCCAGCCGCAGGGTGGCGATCAAGGCCCGTCACCTGAACAGATGAAGCTGGAAGTCGAGAAGCTGAAGCAGCAGACCGAGCAGATGAAGTCTCAGGCCGATCTTCAGAAGATTCAGGCCAAGGCACAGGCTGACCTCCAGACCGCCCAGGCCAAGATCCAGGGCGAGATAGCCAAGATCAATGCCGATGCCCAGCGCGACATGACCCTTGAACAGCAGCAGCAGCAGAACAAGCTGATGGAGATTGCGCGGGAACTTGAGGCCGACATTGCCCAGATCCGCGCTTCGATGGAGTCCTCAGTCGAGATCGAAATGACTCAGGCCGATGCTGACATCGCTCTGGAGCGAATCAGGCATGAGAACAATATGCGCGAGATTGCTGCCCAGAACAGGGGAAGAATGCCATGATGACCGAGGAGGAGCGAATCAGGCAGGACGAGCTTCAGAAGGAGGAGGAGCGCAGGAAGCGTGAGGAACGTCTCAGGCTGCAACAGATGCAAGCCCAGCAGATGCGGCAATCCCCTCAGGTTGACCCCTCAATGGCGATGAATTTCATTCCCTCTGGCGGTGAAGGTGCCGCTGGCGGTGAGGCTGGGTTCATGGAAACGGCTGGGGAGTATATCGCGCCCGTGCTTGCCATGTATGGCCTTGTGAAAGGCGGCAATGAGCTTGGGATCGGTGCCCGAGATCAGGCAAGGGAATACCGCAGGTTTGGAAGAAAGCTGGACGATGAACTGTTTGAGAAAATGAAGTTCTGGGAGTGGTTCTGATGCCGTTCAAGTCTGAGAAGCAGCGCCGCTACCTTCACGCGAATGAGCCTGAACTGGCCCAGAAGTGGGAACGTGAGTACCCGAAGCGGGGTTCCAGGGCTGACACTACGAAACAGAAGAAGATGGCAAAAGCGATCAGGAGCCAGTCGTGAGGGAATACATGGTCAGGACGGACGTTGCCCAGCCACAGGGCAGACCCGTTGACCAGCGCAGGTACATTACGAGGGCGTTTGAGGAGGACACGGCTGCGGATCTCGCCAATGCCGTAAACCTGTTCCTGTGGACGCTTCCGACACTGGTGACAGCGTATGCTCCACACGTTGTCAGCACACAGTATTACACACATGGGAGTGGCAACAACTTCAAGCACGTTTGCCAAGTCCTGTTTTACGTTGAGGGAACCAGTATCCCTCAGAACCTTCCCACTTGAGGACAGACCCATGAATGTTGAAAAGACTGTCGGCTACCGTCCAGAGGACAAGCCAGAAGAAAACCCCCTTGAGAAGATGATGATGATG